GTCTATACAAAGAGGCAGTTAAGGAGATGGGCGACCATTTCTCTAACAAATTTGAATTGGGTGAGTTCTATGAAGATGGTCTTGCAATTTTAGATTACATCAAGAAGAATCGTGCCAAGTATTTCTCAGCAAGGCATGAAGAGCTAGTAGGTATTGAGGTTCCTATCTATCATGAGGCTGATGATGACAATAAGAATGTTATGATGTTAGGCTTCCTTGATGTCGTTATTCGTGATAAGCGTACGGATAAAATCAAGATTATTGATATCAAGACTAGTACAATGGGATGGAATAAGTATCAGAAAGCTGATAAACTCAAAGCGTCTCAATTGGTTTTGTATAAAGAGTACTTTGCGCAACAGTATGGTTTTGATGTAGAGAAGATTGATATCTTGTACTTCATTGTTAAGCGTAAGTTGGTAGAGGGTGCAATGTTCCCGCAGAGACGTATTCAAGAATTTATTCCGGCATCTGGTAAGCCTACTCGTAATAAACTTAAGCGATCATTGAATGATTGGATTGCTACTAGTTTTGATAAGGATGGTAATTATAATACGGCTAGACCATTTCCAGCAGTAGCAGGTAAGAACAAGAAGAACTGCAAGTATTGTGAATTTGCAGAGAATGATGAGTTGTGTCCATTTGCAAAGAGGATTAGAGAATGAAGGTAGCAATGATCGGTAGCCGTCGTTATGAGAACAAGCGCAAGATCAAAGAAACCTTAACTAATCTCAGACGACGCTTTGGCGATGAACTAATTATCATTTCAGGAGGCGCACATGATGGCGCTGATAAGTATGCACGTAAGTTTGCAATTGAGTTCGGTATCTCATACAGAGAGTTCAATCCAGCACATACGCCTAAGAACTTGTATAGTGCAATGACCGAATCATACTATGGCAAACCTTATCATGCTTCTCAGTTTCATCATCGTAATTATCTTATTGCACAAGACTGTGATGTTATGATGGCATTCATACCATACGAGGATAGATCGCCCGGCTCAGAAAGTGCAATAAAAGCAGCAAAAAGATTGGGTAAAAAGGTTATCATAATTACCTGAAGCATATTTATAATAAATTAAAAGAACGGTTACAAGGAGCATTTAATGCAAGAAATGAAGTTACCTAAGCTTAGGAAAATAGATCCTAACAAACCAAAAAAGAAGAAGATTTTACTATTATCAGATGATCTGCGTATGCATTCTGGTATTGCAACTATGTCTCGAGAATTTGTAGTAGGCACATGTGCACATTATGATTGGGTGCAAATAGGAGCAGCGGTAAAACATCCCGATGAAGGCAAGATATTTGATATATCCGATGCGGTAGCGGCAGAAACGGGCGTTACAGATGCCAATGTGAAGGTATATGCAACGTCGGGATATGGCAATGAAAGGATTCTTAAAGAAGTATTGGCAATCGAAAAGCCAGATGCGATATTACATTTTACAGATCCTAGATTCTGGGGATGGTTATATCAAATGGAACATGAACTTCGTCAGACTTATCCATTAATGTACTACAATATTTGGGATGATTTGCCATATCCACATTGGAATGAGCCATTCTATGAGTCATGTGATTTGATTATGAATATTTCACGTCAGACGCAGAACATAGTAAAAAATGTATTGCAGAAATTTCCTAAACCAGATTGGGCAGTACAATGGGTACCGCATGGTATTAACGAAAATAAATTTTTTCCTATTCACGAAGGCCATGAACAATACGATGAATTTGTAAAATTCAAAGACGAATTTAAAAAGAAACATGATGCTGAGTTTATTGTTTTTTGGAACAATCGTAATATACGACGTAAGCAGCCCGGCGATCTAGTCTTAGCATTTAATGAATTCTGCAAACGTCTGCCGGCAACTAAAGCTAAAAAATGTGCCCTGTTCATGCATACACAAGTAGTAGATGCCAACGGTACTGATCTATGGGCAGTTAAAAAGGCAGTAGCGCCTGATTGTAATATCATATTTAGTACAAATGCTATCGATCCAAAGATAATGAATTTTTACTATAATATGGCAGATGTTACAGCTAATATTGCATCTAATGAAGGATTTGGATTATCACATGCAGAATCGTTAATGGCCGGCACGCCAATTATCAACAACGTGACTGGCGGATTGCAAGATGGATGTAGATTTGAAGATGAAGACGGCACTTGGATAGAATTTACGACAGAATTTCCTTCAAATCATGACGGAAATTATAAAAGGCACGGTGAGTGGGCAAAACCCGTATTTCCTACTAATAGATCATTACAAGGATCACCGCAGACGCCATATATTTTTGATGATCGAGTTGATTTTAAAGATGTTGCAG